TTGAAGTGCGTCTTTTACTAATTTAGCTAATGGTAATGAAAAAGGTACGTATTTTTTTGTCATTGACATTGATGAAATAAAGGGACCAGGTGAGAAATATTTCTTCTCAAAATATTGTTTGGTTTTTAGGGAGCATTCTAATCTTTTTATGTTAATTTCGTTGTAAAATCCCGGCGCAAATATTTTGTCCGGTGTTTCAAAAGCATACTTACCTAATGAGTTTTTGTATTTATTAAATGCTAATTGAGGAATCTTATCAATAGTTAATTTATTCCATTCGTTGGCGCAGAGTTTTACTTCAGTTGTGTCTAGTTTTATGTTGAACGCTGCAATTAGTTTTCGATATCGCATTTTGGCTTTTCTAATGGCAGCGTCTTGGTTCTTGTTTTTAGGATTTATTTCGTGTTTTACAAATCGTTTACTCCAATCGATTGCCAATTTTTCAAATAACCAGCCAAATCGCTTGTTTTCGCGGGGAATCCATTTTACTAATAATGATATATTTTCTGGTTCGAACGTGGTTTGCAAAGGATTAGAATTTAGTTGTTCGTGTATTTTTACTATTTCGTTGGTGAGCGCATCATTTGTAATAGATATGCATTCATTGACTAGTTTCTCATTTTTTGTGTATTCACATAAATATTTTATATCCCGCCAGGAGCCATAGGGTCGACACTCATACAAAGGGTAAACAAATTGGTATAGACACGCTAATGCCGTTTCGGGAAACCATGTATATAAAACATCTATGATCATATACGAAACATCATGTTCTCCTTTTCCGTGAAAAACGTCTCTCGTATGAAGAGTTAATTTATAGATCTCTAATAACACAGATTTATATCTCACTGGATCATTTCGGTAATCCGATTTGAGAACCTGGATAAAATCGTCGAACTCATCGTGAATTATCTTTATCTCATTAGTCCTAGTAAAAAAATAATAAAAATAGACAATCTTTTCTTTGTAAAATTCTTCTTTTATTATACTGTCTAAAAGAGGAAATTCCTTTTCCATTTCCTCGTGTTGTGATAAGTTATCAGTTCTCGTTTTTAATTCGTTTTTTGGTTGTGGATAGATTTTGTTTTCTCAGTATTAATTTTACTTTCTTAGTCGTTTTCTTATCTGTTGCGTCATCGGATTTTAAAATTGACTTGGTTTTCATGTTGGTAATATCCGTTCTGGGTTCTTCTTTAAATAGTAAATATAGACCATTTGTGTTATGGAATATAAAGATTGAAGGAGGTAGGACGATATCATCAATGATGGTGATTTTTTTAAGGAAAAGATCGGGGTTTTGTTCTGGTTCCTCGTTATTCGCGAATTGTTGGATGTTTTCTGGCTCTAAAGTCACGTTAAATAAAAGGGCATCCATGAATTTGTATTTGGAATGAGGCGTCGTTTTCTTTTTGTTTTGAATAATCTGAATAAATCTCTCTTTTTCGAGAACCGAACAATTTTGTTCTCCCTTTATTAAACTATGTTTTTCGCAAATAATATTCTCAATATATCCATTTGTATTTATATATATCACGGTTATTGAGAGAGCTTCCATTGGTTCCCGAAAATAATTTTTATCAACCGATTGTAATTTTTCCTGTTCTTCTACCCAAGAAATATCTAAATCTTCGTCCATGTTTATAAATCATTCTACTTTTTATTCAAAAAAGAAACGGGTTTTACGTTTTTGCACTAATAAAAATAGTTTAATTCATACTGTTTTCCCATTTTATTCTTCAAGGGCGTAAATGTTCGTCGGGTTAAATTGTTTATTTGTAATAAAAGTATTTAAAAGTAAACACTGAAATATATCGTTTCGAAACCGCATCACAACTCCCCAAGGTGTAATAGTCTTTAACTGCATAAAACCTTTGCAATATTGACACATCTGACATCTACTTTTAATTCAAAATTTTGTGCATATAAATTTACTCGAAACAGCACTTATATTACCAAAGTAGTATAGGTTGATGTTATTTTAAACCTTTACGGGTTTATATAACTTCAATATTTTATATATCTCTTATTATATATAAAATGCCTTATTTTATCCGAAAAGTTGCTGGGAAAAAATGTTATCGTGTTACGAATAAAAAGACGAAAAAAATATTCGCCAAATGCTCTACTATGAAAAAAGCCAATCGGCAATTACGTCTCTTACGCGCCATCGAGAATAATAAAAATTTTGTCCCTTATTCAAGTATCAGGCGAACGAGTCGAAAGGGAAGGAGGCTTCCGTCATTATAAATTAGCATATTTTAAATATTGGATACGTGGATTCAAATAATTACTATTTGAGTATTTTTTATTTACAATACATTGGCAAGTTGTCTTCTTACCTGCACCAAGACCCGAACTCGGCGTCTGTATACATCCACCCAACGGTTTTGTTTTTATATTTACTAATACACAGTTGCCACAAGCGGGTTTATTTAAATGGGATTTCTGATCAAATATTCGTTGATTATGAAATACTTGACCATTTGGTTGTACTTGTTTCAAATACTTAGGCGCTTCAATAGTTTGATTATAAAAATAAGGTTTTGTTGGATCAGAAAAGATTCCTGACGTAGGTGCACGATTTGTTCTTTTATCCGTATTCTTACAAAGCGGAAACGAAGGACAATTAGACACATTTTTTAACGTGTTAAAAATCAAATTTGAACCCGTCGGAATTAATGAATTTTGTATTAATTTTGTATCAGTAATCGTGTTTTCAATAGTATATTGTTTAAAATCGATATACATTTGATCTTCAAATACTGGGGGTGCTTGTTTTTTTGCGTTCGGCAAAACATCTCTTAGCTGAGTTCCGATACGTTTATATTTTATATAATCACTTACGGACATTATATAAAATGAATAGATTTTAAAATATTGAAGTTAAATAATGATTTGTTGAATACGTTGCAATAAATCCTACCGTGATTCCTATTAATGAACCAGCGATTAGTTGTCTTATATCATGGCGATCAAATTTCCATCGTTGATAAACTGTTAGCGCACAGATAAAAAGATTAAGTATTAATACATAGTTGTTGGATTGAACTAAATATAAATAAGTAGTTGAAAAAAACACGGATTGAGCATGATAGGATGGCATACCGAATTTGTCATCTTGCCATTCTTTTATTCGGCTTTCTAAATCCTCGTGACTTTCTATCTTTATTTTTGGTCGTGGTTCTCGAATTATTAATTTTAAAATGGGATTTAAAAAATGATTGATACATGAGAAAATCAAATACGAATATAGGTATTTTTTTTGTGAAACTAAATTTAAATTAGTAATAAAAAATGTTATTACTGGACCGAACGATCCTATTTTATCTCTTATTTCTTCCATTCTATAATAGTTATTTATTTTTTCTTTTTATCTATTGTCGGCTTTTGTTGATATAATTGTTCTACTAAAAACGAGAACGACCAATCTGAGCCATTTAAATCGATTACGTCACCGCGATTACTTATTAATTTTATTCCTAATTTATAAATATTGACTGGACCAAAATAACTTCGTTCCTGATTTTGTAAAGTACCGCCGTAATCTACGTATACAGCACCAGGAGCTAATCCTGCCGTTTTCATGGGTATAAATCCAAATACATCTTCTGCGTATGGACCAGAACCGTAACTTTTCCCATTCACATTTGGGGTTGAGGTAATAATAGAGCTAATTTTTTTACTATTTGATAGCTCAGTAAGAGTATATAATTGTTTCTGTGTTAATCTGTTAAAATCTACTGTATTTACTGCAGTTCCGTTATAGGTTAATAAACCGGTGGTAGGATCACATACATAATTTGCTTTATTTGCATAAGACGGAAGTGCGAAAGATCGTTGCGCACTTGCTACTGTAACCATTCCGTCGTTCAAATGATTCTGATTGAAATCGTCTACACAAAGAAGAAAGTAATCGAATAAATTTACGCTGACCGTGGTGTCGCCAACGATTTGTATTGTCTCACCTGGTTTTCCATAATCGGATAAATTAAATTGCGTATTCACGTGAAATCCAATCAACCAGCCAATTGTAGTGTCCCACGTTGTGTTTTGTATATATTGAGCCCCCGGAGTACATTTATTAAAACTTAATTGATCATAAAATACGATTTTGTAATCGGACGCAGAATATATCTTGTTAACGTTGAATCTTAATTTTGCGTATTGATTAATGGGCGAATTTGTATTTATTAACGAAATAGAAGAACCTGCTGTAATTTTTTGTGCGTTTAAAATTCGGTTCATAGTCTGTATTAAATTATCTCTTGTATATCCGATTTGATTATTATTTGCGTCTTTGGCTGGAATAGTAAATACAATATCGTTTGCGTAATTGTCGTTTGAGTAATAAGGAGGACCAGTTGCGACACCTTCTTGCCATGGCTTTACGTAAAAAAAATTATTTATACCTTCGCGAAAATAAATTTTGTTTACTAGTACTTCGGAATTGGCGCTCACATCTGTGTATGATAAATTATTTGTATTTATCGAACCTAGATTGAAACTATTATCTGCTATTCCTTGATCTGATACTGTTGTGGCAAAGTACTTAGAATCTAGATTTAGATTATAATCCCAAGAAGACGAGGCGTCAACAAAACTGATTGCGTAATCTTTTTGACTTATGGATTTACTCATAACAATAGTAAGTAAGCAATCGATATTTTTTGTTTCATCATTTGGTGTCATTACAATATTTGATCCTTGGAATATTTTTGCTCCATCTGGATCTGTAAACGTATTGAATTGATTATTGATAAAAAATTCTATTTCGGGAAAGGTGTTGAACGCGGTTCCTGTACCTGAAGATAAAATTACAAATGAAGGATCCAGTTGATTTCCGTAATTTAAACGACTTGGATATGCTTTTAATAAATAATCCGAAAAAATAGGATAATATATTGTGTCTGGAAAAGAAGAGCTGAATGTATAGGTACTTCCTGATAAATCTTTTATACCGTTCAGATAATTTCCGTCGAATCGTAATAATTGTTTCAGCATCGTTCCTGTGACATCTAAGTAATACATATCGTGAGTAAAGGTTTTGGTGATATCAACTCCCAGATTAAAAATGTTGTTTTCATTCAGACTGGCGGCGAAATTTTTCAACTTAAAATCGCCTAACGTATTTTTAGTATTAATAGTTGTGTTGTTTGTGTTTTGTATTCCGGTGTTTATCGCTGCTATATATTGCGTCAAAGAATATCCTCCTCCACCAGAATTTGGTACGGTGACCTTATAATTGTTTTGAATCACATTGTATCTTGGTTTAACACAAGATAAATAAATATATGGACTGGTTTTTATAGTATAAATTCCAGAACTTTGAACGATGGTGAAATTTTCCGACGTGATATTATTCAATTCATAAGATTGATTTTGAAAACCAAAGCACGAATTTGCGCCGGTCCACGTCTTTTGCAGATTTTGAGGTGTAGTGGTTTCTGTGGGAAATTGTATATAAGTCTTTGAATTAATACTATTATTGGTCGTGGTTCGATTAAAATTTAGTTGTATTTGGAAAAAGGATTTTCCATAGTTATTTAAGCTAGTGTCTGTTATATCAACTCGTTTTATGGTTGATTCGACCAGATATTTGTTTATAGATAATTGATAACTTAAATCATTTACTAATTGGGTTCTGTTTGTTGCGCCCGAAATTGTATCGGAAAAATAAACATTAAAGGATAAATCAATGACTGAATTTTGAGAGAATTCTTCTGGGCCTATATATTTATAAACCGTAATATAGTTATTTGTGGCGTCGACATAATATACATTTGATGTCGCGTCATCGCCATTTGTGCTTGTGGAAAGAGAAAGATAGGGATATCCGCGTATTGTATTTAAATAATAATTTTTGTAATTAAAACCTAAGAATCCGGGTATTGACTGAAATCTTGGACTTTTTGTACTTGGTATTACTGCGACCCCGTCACCATTGAGCGAGTCGGTCCAATACGGGAAATTTAAATAATATCCTGATTCATTGTAGATATTACTAATAGACATCGTTAATGTCGCTAATGCTGCATTTGGATTATACCCAATGTTTGTATTTCCAAAACTGACATCTGGGTTAGTTTTGGTTAATTGTTGAATTTTTGTGTTTAGTGCCGCAATTAAATTAGGTGCCGTATAATTTCCTGCCGAAATATCTATCGTATAATCATGATATCCGTTGTCAATGCCCCTGCTATTTCCTTGTAAATAAAAAAAATTACATCCGTAACTTTTTGGTACGGTATACCAAGTTTGTGGTATCTGAATAGAATATAATTTTAACGAAACAACGTCTTTTAATTGTTCTGATAAACTAAAGGTGAAATTGGTTGACATGCTGCGCTTATCGTCACGGTACTGACTATCTACGCTTACAATACGTTTTATGGTCTCCTTTATTGTAGGATTTAATCTATCTTGTGCGTAATCTGTTGGCTTATTAAACGTAATTTGTGAATTTGGATTTTCCGCGGTTGTAGGTGGTGCGGTTTTTCCTTGTGACACATTGGTGTTTGGATTTTTGGTTGTAGAACTAGATTTGTTTCCTTCTAACCCCTCGGTTATCTTTGTTTCATCTGAATATTCATTGTTTGAGTAGTCCTCGTGGTCTAGATCTTCACTTTCGTATCCTTGGTCTTCGTCATCATCTTCGTCGTCTTCAAAAAAGCGATCATAAATATCCTTAAAAAATTGGGCTAGTGCCTTGCCTTCTTTGGTATCTATTATTTGATATCGGTTATACAAACTAAGAATTTTGTGTTCTAGTTCTCTATCTGTTGGGCTGTTTAAATCTAATACGTTATTGATAATTTCTTCTTCGGTGTAACTATTTACGTCATACATATTTAATGTTTTTTTTCTTAATTTTTGATTCATTCTATAGGATTATAAAAACTACATTTATATTTTTTCCTGTTGATTGTAGTTTTTTTCTGCTAATCTAGATTTGAACATATTACTAATGTAATTCACTAAATCGCCTTTTTGTTGAGAACATTCGTATAATGTCTCCATAGGAAATGCTTTTAAACCGTGGCCTCGTTTCATATGTCTTTTTCCGTTAAATAACAACTCGTCTAGTACGTTGAAGGTTTTTTCTTCATGTTCTTTGAATTCGCTCCGGTGAATTCGGGTTTTTCCTACGTAAACATATCGATTGTAGTTTCCGTCCGCGTAAACGTTATAAATTCCACTATACGCATGATTACGTACCATTCCTACCCCTATTATTTTATTGGTATCATTGTTCATCTCTAATACGAATAAAATTACATCTAAAGGTATGTTTGCTGCAATCAGTTCAGGTGTGCAATAAATACATCCTATGTTTTTCTGCTTTTCACGGAATGCCTGATTTTCACTCCATGTTGCTGTTGTAAATCTAGAAGTAATTATGTATTTTTTTAATTGAGAGCGATACTCTTCTATAAAGCGTCGGGGGGTGGGTTTTGTTTCCATTTTTTTTTCCGATTATGGAAGGCGTTGAGATTCAATTTTTTTTGGTTCTCGATTTTCTCCTCAAAAAGTACATGGACGAAGTTTCGATTCGCATAGAAAATTTGCCAAACGAATTGCACCCGATTTCTTTACAAGAAAATGAAGAAGAGGTTTCTTTTTCAACCAATGCGAAAAATATACAGGTCCGGGGTGGTAGTCCCCTAACAATATCAGAAAATGGATCTTCGGATAGTGATAGTAACGACGAAGAACTACGTATTATACGTAAAGATCGTATTCGTAATCAAGTTCAAGATCAGTTTGTCAAAAAAAGTATGGTGCAAATAGAGCAATCTTTGGTTAAATATTATCAATCAGATAGTAAATATTATGACAAATTAGACGTTCTTATTACTTATATGAAAGGACAAAAGGCTTTATTTATGCGATCTACATTTGTTACTCAAAAAAAAATGTATATGTTGATGATACCTGTTCTGTTTTTTTCGGCGGCTATGGCGGTTTTTGCGCCGATGATTCAAACTTATTCATGGAGCGGCGCCTTTATTTCTGCGTTGAATGTTATCATTACTTTTTTTGTTTCATTAATGAATTATATGAAATACGAATCCAGAGCAGAAAATTATTACTTATTGGCGAATCAATATGACCGATTGGAAATGATGTTAGATATGGCTTCTAATAAAATTGCGTATATTAAGGACTCTTCTGAAAAAAATGCCCTGGTTTTGGCCAAATTGAATGAGGTAGAAATTAGTATGAATGAATTAAAAGATATGTATAATGTTCTCATTCCTGAAGAAATTGTGCAACTTTTTCCTATTATTTGTAACACGAATATCTTTTCATTGATCAAAAAAATGGAAGCATATCGCCGGGTTTTAATTTATAAATTTAAGGATGTGAAAAACGAAATCGGATATATTTTACATAAATGGAAAAACGGCAACGAAGATACACTCTCTTTAGATCCGACCAAAGAAAAGGATCGGCTTTTCTTTTTATACGAAATTAAAGAGAAAATAAAGGACGAGTTATTAGAATTCGTTAATGTCTATCAGCACGTGGATGAGTTGTTTTCAAAAGAGATAAAAATTGGTACCGAAAATGGTGGGTTTTTTGGTAGGCATAAAAAAATAACGGTTTCCGATATTCATCCTTTGTTACGGCGTTATTTTTCTCTTTAGGTCGGTGTTGTCTTTAATACGACTTTCCAATACCAAGGAAAGTCGTGTACTACTTTTACCGTCTCGTTGTTAGACAATTTGTCGATCATTAATTTGGCGTTTTCGGTCTGTGCCCATTTCATCTTTATAATAATACGTTTATAATTATTATCATTGCGGAGAGGAATTTCGTTAATCCTCTCGATACGTCCTACTTTCAACTTATTGAAGGAATCGATTATATATTCCTTGGTGATTACGTTCTCTAATCTAGGAATACATAGCATGTATTTTTTGTTCATTTATAAGATGTGTGTTTGGTGAATTACATGGAACGTTTCGAATCAATTTTTAATGATCGTTTTCTGTGATCAATCCCATCTTCTTTATCTCTCTCATGTAGTCTTTTAGATTACCAAGTTTGGTTTTACTCGCTGTTTCAGCAAAAGCAGTTGGAAGACCATTGACTATTTGGATTTTTGTCGCTGTTTGATTCTCCTGTCTACTAATAAAGGACAGAATGTCTCTTGAAACCGATCCTTCTTCTACGCCGTGTTTTGTATCTGATTTCCAGATTATTGACTGGTTCTGACTTACCAGACGCTCTTCTCTTACATCATTAAGAATCGTCTTCCAGTTTTCAGCGAGAGTATACGACATTTTTATTCGGGGGAGGGTGATTTGTTGATTGAAATAGATAAATTATTTATTTCAATTTTTTATTTTTAATTGGCAGAAAACCTGCGACTTATTCCTTTTTTATCTCTATTTTTCATCTCTCATTTTCATCCACAAATTCCCCAGCATACTCTTACCAATCACCTCTATATTTCCATTAACTACAACCCCCTTTCCTTCCCAAAGCCTACTTTTTACTTTTTCTTCACTGCACCTCATAGCAGGATGTATTAATACTTTCCCTTTACTTTTCACTAATTCTTCTCTTACTTCTTCATAGTTATCATATTTATATTTACATATCTCAATTTGTACATTTATACTCAACCTATACCATAACTCCAACTCCTCTTTACTCAAAATAAACTTCCTCCCCATTTTTTTCACTGCTCCTCCATCTTGTTCACATACTCCTCTTAAAAATCTACTACCATACTCCAACAAATATCTTCTTCTGTTTTCGTCTTCACATAATTTACCTATTCTAATAAACTTTTCTCCATGAAAACAACTTTCCCCACTATTATACTCTCTTAGCTCCCCTCCATCTTCTATTCTAATAACACATCCCCAAAAATTACTCAAACACCTACCTTCTTCTTTTTTAAAAAAGAAATTCATAACTCCCTGCGTCAATAATTTCTTATCACACATGGTTCAAAATTTTGTTATATTATATTCATACCTAAATGACGGTGAAAAAGTATTTCAATTTTATTGATTTTTTATGCTCACTTCGTGCGTATTTTGAATTAGAAAAATTATAATGGAAAGGGAGGGGAGGGGAGGGTTGCGGGGGGTTCTTGGTTGGTTCCTTTCTAGAAAGAAGTTCTCGAATTTTGGAAAAATTGATTCCTTTTTTTGATTTATAGTGTTGGTAATATTGCACCGCATCGTCACCAAATCAACAACAACATGTCCCGCCGTGTCGCTCCTTCCAAGTTCTTTCAGGAGAGGAATGGTGGAGCTGCGCATTGCAAGGTCTGCAAGGACGCGGGTCTTCCAATGTCAGCATACAACAGCCACAATGTGCGTGACGTCAAGGGGCTGGTCTGCTGCCCCACACTCAAGTCTAACAAGTGTTGGAAGTGTGATGGCCTTGGGCATTTTGCCGGGTCATGTCCCGGTAAGAAGGAGGTGGTCAAGGTGGTTGTGAAGTCGCGTGATGCCGTCAAGTCGCTGGACGACACAGTCAAGTTGAAGGTGAAGGTTGTTCCGGCTTCGCGTGGTCGTTTTGCTGATCTGTCTGACGGCGTCTCCTCTGATGAAGAGGACGAGAAGGTGTCCGCGGATCCTCCACCGGCCAACGTCACTGTCAGGCTGAAGGCGTCTCAGATGAACTGGGAGGCTGAAAGTGATGACGAGGAATGGTAGGTAGGAGTAGATAGTTTCGCTTTTCTGTCAATTAAATTATGTAACAACTGTTTTTTTTATTGCGAGAAACCTAAGGTAGTAATAAATTATCTATTCCTCCATTAAATCGGTCTATGCATTTCGTGTAGTTTAATGTTTCCATGCAATATTTTTTTACATCAAATTTGCTCTCTTTTTCGTATTGTGGGTATGAATTTGCTACCGTGTTGTAAAATATTTGTCCGTAAGTCTCGTTGTTTTCGTAAAAAATAATTGGTCGATGTTTTTTTATGGTTTCGATCCCCTTTGAAAAAATGAAATTCTCCGCTCCTTGGGCATCGCAATGAATAAAACCTATGTCTTCTATTGTCAATTCATCCATTGTTGTCAGTTGGATTGTTTCACCTTTATCGCCTAATCCTATTCCTCCAAAATTACAACTTTGATTGCCTTCTTCTGTATATCTTTTTTTTACTAATCCGCCTCCTCCATCCAGATCCGTGTCATTCATCTGGCCTTTTCCTGTGAAACAAAAAATCCCTTTATTTATTGGAATGATTTTGTCCTGTAAATTATTCTGATTAATATTGAAAACTAACAAATCGTAGATGTTTTTTTGTGGTTCGTACGCGAATAATTTTTTGTCTTGGTTTAGAAAATGGGAGTAAATGAGAGATGAGGTACCGCAATGAGCGCCTATTTCTAAAATGTTTCGATCAGGATCAATGTATTCTTTCAGTTTTAATAACGTGTCTTCATCCCAGTAGCGGCCTTCTTTAAATTCATTTCCTATATATATTTCGTTGTGGTATAAAGTAACGACGCCGTATTTTGTGAAAAAACGATTCATCTGTTAGTTGTCTTATTTTTTATGGCTCGGTTTTTATTTTGTTATAGAAACGAAATAAAAATTGATATCTTATTTTGCATTTAATGAAGATTATAAATCATGAATTCCTGTTGGGAAAAATGTCCGCTAGAGCTGGTCAACAAAATCTTGACCTTTCGACCAACCCATCCTTTGGCGAAAATGATCCAATGTCCGCCAATAAAGGTGGTTTCCGGAATGATAAAATATTGGTTAAACGTGAAGTTGATATGTAATGAGACAATAGAGATTATGCATTTGATAGATGAATCTATGGCTGATGATCTACCCCAAGACGAAATCGATTCTATGATGATGGAGTTGTTGGACATGCAGCATTATTTGAAAGATACGATTGATTATTTTGTTTTCGAGGAAAGGACAGAGAATCTGGAGGAGGATTGGGAAAATTATTTTCTGGTTTTTGAGAACCTAATATCGTATTCGGAAAAAATGATTTATTATTGGCGTTCTAAATATCCGAAGGTTATTTTGCACGTTACTCCTATACGACTACGTCACGTAAAGATGATTATTTTGAGAGCGCCATAAGGCGGTGTTTTTATTATTATTTATGTGATAGGAAATATGATCCCGCGAATACGTATACAGTAAAGGCGAAACCCAATATCGGTAAAGGAAAATATTCTCTTGTCAAATAATAAGGGACAGTGATTATTTTAAATTTATTTTCTTCGAAATGTATCGCTGCCTTACCACATGCCTTTTCGTCTTCTCTCATCGTTTTTGCGTAAGGGTATATTACCTTGCCTGTTATTATGTTGGTGTCGCCGAATTTTCCGCACTCTAGTTCGTCTCCAATAAAATATTTGCAGTCTCTACATATTTTATTTGGTATTAACAACGGACGCGTGACAGAAAAAAATCTTGTGATTACGTATAGCTTCGATAACTTCATTTTGACTATATTGTATTGTATTTATTCTTTTATTATATTTTTTCTCGTAGTTTTTATTCAGGAGGCGTGTTCTACATTCCTTGTGAAGACCGATATTATTATAAATAAGATTGTCTTGGTTTTATCTTGGATGCTGTTGTATTCTGCGACTCCCGACCACTTTTTTTCCAGATTTGTAAAATACTTGTATTCCAAATATAACGAAAAGGAGAACAAAATAAAATACATTGTATCCTCTAAGTAATGATGTGTGTTATTCGACAATTCCGATAATATAAGATTTTCTCCTATTATTTCGCTGTTTATTTGATTCAGCACAGATGACACCACAGCCCTTGTGCCAATTAAATTTCTTACATTAAAGACAGTGTCACGAAGAGACAAGGCTTGTAAAAGTGTTGTTGTAGGTTTCATTTTGTAAATTATTTATTTGTTTTTGAGAACATTTCAATTTTTATTCCTTGTGTTAATTTGCTTTCTTTTGTTCTGTACAGGGCTGCTATAGATTTGGTGAAGAGGTCTCTTCTCAGCCTCTATTTTTGGCTGCTTCTTCTTTGAGACTCCCCCCGTTGAGACTCCCCCCGTTGAGACTCCCTCTTTGAGACTCCCTCTTTGAGACTCCCTCTTTGAGACTCCCTCTTTGAGACTCCCTCTTTGAGACTCCCTCTTTGAGGTCCCCGACGACCCTAACCCTCCCCAACCCCTTCTCTCCTACTCCACTCTCCTAGCACCTCTCCCTCAAAGTCTCGATAGCCCTCTCTGTATAGATAACGGGAAATGAGTGGGATATTAGTAATTGAGTAGGATATCAAGAAATCACAAAAACGAGAACTTTACCCAGGCAAAGCAAAACATGGTTTTTCTTTGTAGATAACGAAACTATATAAATGTTATTTTCGAGAACATTTATAATGGACCTCTCTGGGAATGTTCTCGAATCTCTTAAAAAAAACATCGAGTATACTGCAACCAAAAAGGTTCTCGAATTAAGAGGCAAACCAATCAATGTGGAGGATGTTGTTCAGATTATGAAGGCTGGAGAGAAGGATTTTGTAGATAAGATGGGAAGAAATATGACCTACTCGGAGATGCGCGAGATGTTTGGATGAGATCTTTTTGCAATATTTATTTACAAAAGGTATGGACTACTTCCCTTTAATCTATCAAAATGTTCTCAAAATTTACCAAATTGTTTGATAAAATTACATCATTGCATAACCCCTTTCTGTAATTAAAATATAGTATGACATCCATTCATAGCCGCATCTAATAAACGGAATTACTGGTTCTCAAAATAGAGTCAATTTTGAGAACCTGATAATGCTTCTATTTTGAGAACCTGATAATGCTTCTATTTTGAGAACCTGACAATCACGACAATCTAGAGTTACTCCTCACTGTATGAGTGTCTGATGTTGCGAATAAACTGTTAAGTATTATCATTATGGTTTATGGCAAAACTGTGAAACGGGAAATGAGTGGGATATTCATTTATCGGTCATTTTACGGCGGCCGTTTTTTCCGTTAATATAGTCAGGAATTTTTACAAAAACGGAAAACTTCTTCAATCCGAAAGTTCGGAAACTTTTACACAAAACTATCAGAAAAATTGATTTGTTTTTTATCATTATGTCAGTCCTACAAATCTCCCCGACTACGGTCTTGCACAATGTCCCAGCCTATTGATACTCTTTCCACCCCTGAGGTTCTTCCTGTTAAGGAAAAGAAGCCTTCCCTTCCCGCCAAGTTTGCCAAGTTCATGCAATTTGGCTATTTCTTTGTTTCGTCGGTTTCTGATGCCGGAATGCTCGATCCTGATGAGGCCAAGGCTCTTCTTGAGCGTCTCGCCATCTTTGCTCAGGTCGATGAGCAAAAGGCCTTTTATCAGGCTTGGTTGGATTCCGCTAAGGAGTCTAATAAGGCTATGAGAAAGATCGTCGCAGCTCACCACAAGGCCGCTCTTCCTCCCAAGGAGAAGAAACCTCGGGTTAAGAAGCCCATCGATCCTGATGCGCCACCCAAGGAGCCCAAGAAACCTCGCTCCAAGAAATCCTCTCAAAACGACCTCATCAATGAACTCTCCTCCCTCACTTCTACCCTACCCTCCCCCAACCCTGTACCCTCCCCCAACCCTGTTCCCTCCCCCAACCCTGTTCCCGCCAAAAAAACTCGGAAAAATTCTAATTCTAATTCTAAGGGCGCCGTTATGGCAGTGGCCCCTCCTCCGCCTCCGCCT